CTTACCTTTTGCAAATTCAGCGTTTCCTTTCGCATCAGTAGCATGTAAGTCAACTACTAAGTCTTCATCAAATGTAAAATTATCAATCTTTCTATACTGTGTTAAGTCAAACTTCATATCTAGATTATTAGTAATCATAGTTCTAACTACACTAACTTGATCTGCTATTTCTTTCTCGTACTTCCCACTAACAGAGACTTTTTTCATTCTGTTAAAATTCTTAGCCATAGCTAAAACTGCTACGGTAGTTTGTTTTCCGCCTTTTGGTCTTATCTCTTTTGAGCCAAAAGCTTCCATGGCTTCTCCATGTCCTTTAATAGGTTTAACATCTTGTGAGGGCGATCCCCTCATAGTCTTACCAGCAGGGCTCTTTTTCCCTTTACCTGCTTCTTCACAATAGTAAGCAAGTTGTCTAAAAGCTGCCCCTCTTGCTTGTTTGTACAATTTCTTAGTAGCATTGTTAACTAAGTTATAAGGAATTCCTGCTTTAGTCGTCTTACTTGCTTTCGTTACACCCTTTGCTAGGTTTATATCTATTCTGTTTCCACCTTGTTTAGACAGTATGTCTGAGGGGCTTATAGTTACAACACCTCTAAAAGTAGTTGTCCAGACTGTAGTTACATTGGTCTTACTTAACATATAGTCTTTAACGCCCTTTTCTGCAGCGTCTGTAAAAGCTTTATCAAAGCCTCCAGGGTGGTTAACTTGGAGATCTCTGTCCATATCTTTTATGTCTCTTTTACTGAAACCTTTTTGATACTCTCTATAAGAGTCTAATAAGTTTCTTTTTAGAGTATTTCTGCAAACTTGCAAAGTATAAGAATACTTATGCTTATGTAAGTTATCAAAACTACCTCTTAGAGAAGTTTTTATTTCTGCTTTTATTAACTCTGCAACTTCGTCTATCACACCACAACTCTATATAAGTCTAGTACTCTTTTGATGTGATCAGGAAAGTCAGTACTTGTTCTCATTCCAGAAGTGCCTTGGTTTTGTAACGTTGCACCTCCGAGAGTCTGTCTTATCTTGTGTTCATCTTTCAAATAGTAAGTAACTAAATCGAATACAGCTAGTTTTAAATCTTTAGGAGTATCAGTATATCCCGCATTATACGTAATTTTTACTGATCCAACTCCTTGTGGCCAAGGTCTTGTATTACCTTGTTCATTTGTTCTTATAACTGCGTCAGACTCATAGTCTACGTAATATTCATAGTTGCCTGTTGTTAAAGTGGCATAATCTCCACTATAGGCTGTTCTTTCTTGTACAATATCTACTGCGGTTAACGGACACTCGCTGACAATAATCGTTGAGGTGAAGTTATCACTAATAGTAAATGTTTCTACTTTGTTGGTACTAATATAATCGACAAATGAAGTTCCACAATACTTTTTTACAAGTTCTGATATTTGAGGAACTAAGACATTCAGACGGTCGTCGTCTTTTTCGCCTCTTATTCCTTCAGCGTCTTTGTATTCATGTGTAGTTATTAAATCTGCCATAATATTATCAAAATAATAAGATAGGGGGCGAACCCCCTATCTTAAGGTTAGCTATTAACTAGCTTTGAACTTATATGCCCACTTAGAAGTAGCGCCTTCAATGAGTTCAGCGAAGCCGATTCTCTGTGAAGCAACTAGTACTCTTCTTTGGTTTGCAACTTCGTAATCAGACTCGAGGGTTACGCCTCTTAGTCTTGGCATTACGTAGTTTCTCGCATATACTGCGATTGCTCCAAATCCATTGGCTGCTTGAGCAGGGAATTCGTCACAGAGTAAAACTCTTGAGCCAAATACCTGACCAATCTCACCAGTGAGTTTAGTAGCCATATCACCAACTAGATTAGCATCTTGGAATTCTGCGTCTTCTAGTAACTGGAAGTATGCACTTTGTGAAACAATATATGTTACATCTGCAGGATTAACCCCGTATTTGCCCATATTCTTTCTCATGCTTAACAGTTCAGCGGCAGTCACAGTATCAGTTGCAACAGCTGTTGCTGATTGCGTGAAGTCACTGTCGTCTGCTGCCATCTTGATAAGACCATCAAAAGTTCCTGATGTATAAACACCAGTAGAATTGTTACCTAATAGTAACGCATTCTCAATACCTTTTGCATGTGATCTAACAATTGATTCCCTAATTAAAGGAAGAATTGGCATAATTGCATCTTCTTCAGTTTCATTACCTAAGTATGATTGTGAAATAAGTTTATGTGTATTGAGTGTCTTCTCAGTCAAATCAATACCACCGAAAGGTGCACCATAGGTGTCGCCTGTCTGTGCTAAGTTACCATGTGGAGATGATCCACTGGCTGTTTGTGCTGAAGCGAATTCAGCATATCCAGAATCTGGAAGGATAGGGATAATCATATTAGCGGAATTCATTTGAATTTCTCTAAATAGCGGCGCTAGTACTAGCGAGCTTTGAATATCTCTTTCGATGTTTGTAGATACTGTTTGTTCGAAATCTTCACTAGAAACGCCAACACCTGAGTGTGCGTTAATTTTTTCCATTACGCTTTTAGCGTAAGGAGTGTCGAGTCCTCTACCAGTTGAAAGACCTAAGATCTTTGCATCTACCATATCGCCTTCAAAGGCTTCTTTCCAATTTTTGTTTCCACGATCTTGGAAAATTCTTTTTGATTCGCGCATAGCTTGAATCTCTTCTGATCTTTCCACTAGATCTTTCTGTAGTTCTTTAACAACTGACTCTAGGTCTCCTTGTCTCTCGTCTACTTTCTTGGCAACATCGTTTATAAGTGCTTCCGCACCACTGATTCCTGCTTTCACAACAATCTTTTGTTTTTCCTGTTCAGCTTGCACTTCAGCTTTCTCAGCAACATCTGCATCAGCTTGCGCTTTTGCTTCTGCTTGCTCAGCAGCTTTTTGCTCGGCTTGCTTCATTGCGATGCTAGTAGCAGTTTGGTCTGCAACTTGCTTCGCGAATGCTTCAAGATCGAACTCAGGGCTCACAGGAGTTTTCTTTTCTTCTGACATAATAGTCTCCGTTTTGTCGGCTTTTGCCTCGCTTGACTGCTCTATCTCTGCGATTGCATCGATTGAGTTAGTCTTAATAAAGTCTTTTTTGAACGAGTTGTACTCTTCCATGTTATCGAATGATTTCGCTAACGAGAAGACTGCGTTTTGGTTACAAGGAACCGAAACTACAGACACTTCAAACAGTTCTGCGTCCTTTATCTTATATCCGTCGGTTTCAGTTAAGTATTCGGCGTCCTTGACTTTGAAACCAACAGAAAAAGCTCCAAGTACGCCGTCTTTAATAAGATCTTTGATATCGCCTGCAGATTTTGAAATTCGAGCAGTTAGCTCTAATCCATTCTCTGAGACTCCAATTTCCTTCGCTCGACCAATAGGTCGATCGTAGTTATGATTAAATAGGATTACTGGATTATTTTTAAAATTATCCAATCCACCTTTTAACCAAGCATCACTTTCAATAGTATCACCAGCTCTGTCGATATGGTTCGTACTGGCTGATCCTTTGATGTCCAATCCGCCGTCGTCATCTTCCGATAACATTTTGAAAGTGTTTGTCCAGTGAAAAATTTTCTCAGACATAGTTACGCCTCCTTCTTAACCTTCGCCTTCTTAGGGGCTGGGGCTACGACAGGTGCTTCTACAGCTGTTGTCACTTCTACTGGAAATCTGTATCTAGCTGCTGCTAGAACTCTATTCCATGACCCAAATTTCCTTCTCAAAAGAAAGTCTCTTACAGGAGCTTTCGGGTCCGCTTTATACTCTGGTAGGCTAATAGTATTTACATTTTTTACTTGCATATACTCGCTTAAAGCCTTTAGCATCATATTTTTTGTCATAATTATTCCTCTGCGGGTGGGGTTTCTTCTGGTCTGCCACCTTGCTCTGGATTTGCGGCTGAACCTGCAATATTTGCAGGAACTCGCGGTTGATCAAATCCGTCAATCTTCTCAAGTCTCAACGCCTCCCTTGCTTCATTCGGTGTTAATATTCCCGTGTTTACAAGTGTAGCGTAGTAAGCTGCCTGGTCTTTCAACTCAGGCTGAAGTGCTGGCGTATCGCTAACATCTTCGTTAAGTTTAAAACCGAAGAACCTCTCGAAAGCATATCCCATCTTTCTAATGATAGGTAATATGGTTTCTAAATAATACAGACGGTGATTAGGTCTAATGTTTGCATTATTCCCTCCGTCCAATAAAATCGGTGGAATACCCATCGCTTCTAAAATTATCTTTTCATTCGACGTTATTGCCGCTTGAAAGTCCAAATCTTTGAAGTTAACTTCCGTTAGGTTTTCCACTTCCAATCCACCATCTAGGAACAACGGTCTACGTCCTCCTGATTGTGGGTTATATCTAGCAACCCAAGCCTGTAACATTCTTTCTTTGATTTTCTCAGAAAGCGTGTTGGGTGACTTAAGTACTAAACCTGGTACTGCTCCGTTCTTGAAAAAGTTATCTTGGAATCTTCTCATACTTCCAAGTAACTGCATGGTTCTCCATGCTGGCTTCAATCTAGGAACTCCTCTATAAATAGAGTTAAAACTGTTCTCTTTAATGTGAATGATTTCACTAGGACTATACTCAATACCGGAGTCATAAACATATTTGTCTACGTAGGTACTCTCATTAGTCTCTATTGTTACGTGTTCTGCTGGCAAATGATAGAGATGTGCTCCATCATAATATACAAAGATATTGCCGTCTATAAGTAGGTCAACGATTAGATTTCTTTTAAAAGCACTAATATCCTGAAAAGGATTTGGTTCTACATTAAGTAGTATTTGTAACTTACTTCGTCTGACATTCTTTACTACGCCATTAACACCTAAAATCTTTTCGCCTACATCGAATGGTATATCCGCAGCGTCGTCCACTATCATGTTGACTGCTCGGTTTACCACTTCTAATTGCTCGTAAGCATTTCTGTAGTTAGTTGTTACTTCACGACTAGAAAGAGAACCGCCTTCATCATTGGCGATATGAGACTGAGAAGGATTTAACTTCTCGTAGTCCTCGCTAAAGGTTGTTCTTCCTATAATCCTGTCATACCATGCCATATTTGTCTCTCTGTATACTCACCCATCTTTCTTGTTTTAGTGCTGTTACTACTCTTGGGCGTTTGCCGTAGATGGAGTGTAGTTTCATATGATGCTCGTGACATAATGTAACAGCTGCGTCGTAAATTTCTTTAGTGTGTTCGGCTATAAACTGTTCACGGAGATTCAATATATCTTCTTCGCCAGTTATTTTAATCTTATTCTTTCTCAACCAAATTTCTAACAACTCTGTTAGACCATGAAAATGATGAAAGTCTAGATTCTGCGTAGATTTACAGATATAACATTCCGTTCCTTTGTCGTACTTAGACTTAGCCTTGTCCCGAACATATTTAACTAGATCTCGTTTTAGTTCCATAACTTATTCCATTCCTTAAATTATACTATCATTTGGGGGTGTTGTCAAGAACTATTTTTGTGCGGTGGTCATTAGAAGCTAGTGACACTTGTCTCGAACGAGTACATCGCATAGCGTAGTGCATCTGCCATATGAGAAGCATAGTTGTGTTTTGGTTTCTCTTTTAGTAAATTAGGATTGGGATCCCATTGGTACTGATCAAGGGAGCTTAGACTTTCGTGACATCTTTGGTCAACTATTAGTGCATCATTATCACAGATCGCTGCTACATGACCGATTCCATCAAGTACAGATTTCTTTGCGTTAATAGTAGTAATGTCATAGTTTTGTGCAAAGTCAAACCTTGTTTGCTGTGCCGCCGAATCAATATAGATATAGTCTATATCATACTTATGAATTAGTTTCTGTATCTCAATTGCGTGTTGTTCTGTGGTTCTTTCTGAGTTTAAATATTCATCTAATAGATAGTATTTTCTAGCGTCCCAGTCATACGCAATTACACAGAAAGCTGTAGGGTCTTTGAAACCTACGTCCATTCCTGCGAATATGTCCATACCCGTTAGGTCTAGCTCTGCTAAGTCCTGTTGGCACTTCTCCATATTGAACCCCCATACCTGGCCTTCAAACACATTGAAGTCTGCCATATACTCTTGGTTGAATTCGCTTTCTGACATAGTTTTTCGTGCTTCAATAATGTCTTGGTCTGAAATACGTGGGTTTTCGTGGTAAGTGGCTTTGACACTTGCCCACTCTGGAAAGTCTCCTGAAAATCCTCTGTACCAAAACTCTGCAAACCAGTTGTTCCTACCACGTGGAGTAGAGATGAATATGGCTTTTGAGTTTTCTTTGTCTAGTGTAGGTCGTAGTGCGACGTTAAAAGCGTCCCTTCCATCCACGAGGGCAGCTTCGTCGAAGATGATAAGGTCATAGGACCTACCAACGACTGAATCCACTTGATTAACCGATCCCATACGGATCGTAGAATTGTTCGAGAGTTCGATAACTTTATCTTTTGCATTGTCTTTAATTACCTCTAAGTCAAAATGTTTAATTAGTGTTCTCTGAAGGTCGAATGATATCTGTGATAGCGAGTAGTTAGGCGACATTAACAAAACGTTAGCGCCTGGTACTAAACATATTAGCTGAGCGATTACGTTCGCTATATATGTTTTCCCTTGCCTACGTGATACTGCTGCAGTAACAAAACGATACTTCGGGTTATTGATTGAATTGATAATAGCTTTTTGGGTACTATTAGGTTCTATTCCTAATAAGTCCATATAACCATCTATTGGGAGTTTGATGAATCTGCGTTCATCGAAAGACATGAGTTCGTCTGATACGACGTCTTTCCTACTTATTTCTAGCATTAGTGTATTGTTTCTTCTGTGAATAAGGACTCTACGTCGTCTAATAGACCTTTGTCCTCTACTATATTATAGAGGTACATGAAAGCAAGGGCTACATTCTTCATGTCGAACTCTTTACGAGTTAGTTCCCTTTTGGATTCAACTAAGTTAACGGCTGCTGTAAAAGCACTCGCATTAACTATATTTTCTTGTAACCAAAGTGTTCTTCCGTCCACTGCCTTCATATTTTCTCCGTTTGTTTAACGTCTAGTGTTGATTGGGACACCTTTAACTGTTGCGGCTGATGCGTAGATTCTATCTTCCATATCCTTAGATATGTACTCAGAAGCTCCTGCTTCTAAAGTAAATGAACCTTGTACATCTGTGCCCGACGGTCCGTTAAGAATAGTAACAGTCGCTTCTGCAGCGGCTAAATTTACTAATCTTACTTCGGGCGCTAGCTCGAAGTTACTGGCTGCTCCTGCGGTAGTACCACAAGCAGCCTCTGCCCCTATAAATCTTGTTGACATAATTTATTCTCCTAAAATGTCTTCATTAAAAAGACTGATGCGCTGTCCATTACCTGGCCATGTCTAGCAGAGTCAAGAACTTCCATTCCCATTCTCCAACCTTTTACATCTTTTGAAATAGTAAGCATTTGATACGTATCGTCATTTTCATAAATTGCATGACGTAGACTTAAGTCAACCCAAGTAACTGCAGGCATCATTAAAGTGACTTCCTTATAGTTCTTGTCTGCATCGTCCATGTCAGTCCATACGCTCATTTGCACCCAGTGATTTCCACCTCTGACAAACCACTCTTCTTTGTGGTCGATTGCTTTATCATCGTATCTATACTGAATTAAACCGCCACCAACAGACCATTTGTCCGTTAATGCCATGTCATATCCTGCATATAAATCATATTCGTAGCTAGCATCTCCGATGCCGTCTACTTGTCCTACCCATGTGCCGACGTAAGCGCCGCCAATATTGTAGTTAGCCCAGCCTTGCATTGAATTACCACCCATAGTTTGGCTCTCGCCTCTAAATAAGTAATCGCTGGCATAGCCAACTTCGCCTTCTACATTTCCTGCGTAAGATGTGATGCTCATTGAGCAGAGTATCAGTGCTGCTAATAGTTTATTCATTTATTTCTCCCTATTACTTGTGAGAGCAATGCCTCGCGGATCTCACCACGAGGTAATGCTGTCAACTCTTTTGTTGTGAGAAGGCGGTGCAACTTAGCGCGTTGCTTATAAATGAGTATCGCGGTAGCCTTCTCAATAGCGAATATCATTGTAGGTATAGATAATTTGTTCTCTAAAGTACGTTGTTCAGTTGTCTGCATAACAGACTCCTTAAATTAGTCAAGTAGAGGGTTTCTATCTTTAGCCTTGCCAATATTTAGTGCAAAACGATCAATCCATTTATATACCTTAGCCCATAGTGCATCATCAGCAGGTGTATCAGTCATAGCTACTACGGCTGAACATACTGTAATGAGTATAGGTAAGACTTGGATTAGTCCCCACATGAATTTTATCAATTCAAACATTCTATTCTCCCAGAAGGTTACCCCTTCCCTTTGCTTCTTACTTGTTAGGCCCTAAAGATACAGGTCTGGCCATTCCGCCAGTCGCGTATACAGAAGCGCTAGAAGCGTACAACTTATGGAATTGTCTCCTTTTCCATAAAATCATAACTTCACCTGGCTGTAATCGGCATGTGCCCATAACAACAGGTGTTTCTGCAGATGTACAATAAGAAACAGTTTGAACATCAGAAGACTCATTTACTAGTCTAACGTATGTCAACCTATCCCCACATGTTACTGCAGTTTCTATAGTGGTGGGCAGAGCAATAACTGCTTGTCCCGGTGAAAATGCTAACATTTTACTTTCTCCTTTACCATTTGACTTTGTCGGCCCAATAAGCGGCGGACATTTTACCTCTCGCAATATTCTTTGCGTGCCTTGCTTTAAAACTCTTTCTCTTTGCCTTCATACGAGCTGACTCGCCGGCTTTTGGTTTACCTGCTGTCTTTGCTCCTTTCTGTCCAAAACGAATAGTCTTAATTCGACTTCCAACTTTAGCCACAACAATGTGTGACTTAGTCTTGTGTCCAGGTGTTCTTTTGGGTTTATTAAATCCTTTTACACCTGCTCTTTTAATTCTTGGGTCTCTTTTACGACCCTTAGGTTTACTTCTTCTTCTTACTGCCACGCTTCTTCTTCCTCTTTTTCTTGAACCCTGCCTTCATGAAAGCGTATGCTTTAGGAGAAATAGTAGATTTTTTCTTTGACCTACTTTTACCCTTCTTCCTTCTTTTGTTGATGTTAGCGTATAAGCTCATTACTTCTTACCTCGCTTTTTCCCCTTTTT